GGCGGTGAGCCGCGCCTGCCGTTCGGCGAGCCGCGTCGGATCAGCCATCATGGCGTCGACTTTCCGCGCCTGGGCAGCTCGCGAGCGGCCCAGCAGGTATTGCTGAGTGCGCTGCTGGAACTTAGCCATCGCGTCCTGGATGGCGTTCTGGTCCCCCATCTCGCCGCCGGCCCCGAGCGCGGCCTGCATCTCAGCTGACAGATCACCGCGAACATCGGCACCGTACTGGCCGAGGCTGTCGCCCAGGCGGGTGCCTTCGCTGCGCCGCCAGGCGGCGACGGCGCTGCGACGGGCGGCTTTGGCATCCCGCTGCTCCCGGCGGTGGCGGGTCACGCCGAACGAGCCGATGTCGCCCCAGCCCTGGGCGGTCAGCAGGCGCTTGGGGGCATCCTTGGCCGTGTCCCAGACCCCTTTGATGGGACCCAGGCCATGCGACTTGGTGATGTTCCCCCAGATCGAGCTGCTAGGGGCATAGAACTGTTGGGGGGAACCCCGCGTCACCCAGGGGTTCGCGGCTTGCGTCGGCGCGATGCGATAATCTTCGTAGGCCATGATTACTTCGCCTTGATGATGTAGTTCAGGACGTGGTAGGGCGACAGCGTGTTGTGAGCCGCGTCCCCACCCACGAAGCTGTCACCCTGGAAGGCTCCGGTGCCGCTGCTGCGCTGGCGGTGGTCAGGGCCAGACGGGTAGGTGCCGTGGCTGTGGCGGGCAAGTTCCGCGATCGTGAGCCGGTGCATTTCCTCGCCGCCGATGTCCCCCAGCGCATGCGTGGTGGCGTCGTAGGTGTCGCCCGCGAGCTGCGACGGTGGATCAATGATGCCAGGCGTCTTGCTCTCGGTGCCGAAGCCGATGATCGACCGCCCCCGCAGATCTGGCACACGGAAGAAACCAGCCGGGAGCGGGACGAACGCGGCCAGCAGCGGGTTGGCTGCCCGAACGGGCAGGACGCGGATCGTCGCGCCGACCAGAACGCCCCCGCCCCCGCTGGCGAGGGTGATGATGAGCTGGCCGTTGATCGCGTTCGGGGTGCTGCCGTCGATGGTGCCACCGAGGCCATCGACGAACGACACATTGAAGGTCGGCGGGACGCTCGGCAGGGTGCCGTCCGGGTTCCGGCACTCGACCACCGGGACGAACTCATAGCCGAAGCCATCGTCCAGGACCGGCGGCATCGTGGTGATGACCCCGGCGGTCAGGTCGCCAGCGGTCAGCGAAGCGACCTTGGCGGTGATGCAGCCCTGGGCCGGCAGGCCGGGCGGCTTGTAGGCCCCGCTGAGCAGTGCGGTCAGCACCGGGTAGGCCGAGTCCGAGTAGGCCCCGCCATCGCACACCAGCCAGTCGGCAGACGGCGGCAACGCGCCAGCATAGGCCGAAACCAGCCCGACCGGAGCCGCGCCGCTGGTCGACAGCGAACGCAGCATGGTCCGCACGTTCACCGCATCGAGCGGCTGACTCAGGTCCGGGTCCGCGAGGTTGTAGCCCTTGTTGTTGCCAAAGTTGAACGGCCCGGCCATCGCGGTCGAGCCGTCCCGCTTCATGTAGAAACGCTGCAAGTCCGACCACACCGCGATGTAGCCGGCGGTCTGCCGAACGGTGACGAAATCACCCTCAGCAACGCCGTCTGCCGCGCCGGTGAACTTGAACCCACCCATCGGCAGGTCGGCCACCGGAACGGTTGAGCCATCGGTCTTGAAGTAGAGGCCCAGATCCCCGACCGCCGTCTGGTACGCATCGAACTCGGCGGCGATCTCGGCCAGCGCGTCCTCGACATTGCTGGCGTCGTAGAGGCCGGTGGCGTCCTCCAGGGCGATGAGCGAAGCGCCCTCGCCCGGCGCGGGGTCATCCAGGCGGGTCAGCAGGCCGGCTCCCGGCTCGAACGCCCAGACCACGCACAGCGCGGCCAGCGCGACGGCGGTGGTCATCGTGACCTGTAGGAAGCCGCCCTGGTCGACCACCGACGTGATCTGGGCCGGGCGCTGGAGCTGACCGGCGATCATCACCAGAACAGAGTCCACTGAGAAGGCGGGCTGCCAGGGGATCGTGGTCAGCAGAACATTGGTGCCGTCGCCGGCGACCGAGGACGTACCGACCAGGGCCGCCGCCAACGCCGCCGGCACATTCCGAAGCCTGCCGTCAGCTGTGGTGATGGTCTTGACCCGATCACGGATCATGGACACCGCGACCTGGATCGCATCCAGCTCAACATCGAGCTTGGCCGCGTCAGGCGACTCCTGGCCGTTGTTCTTGTCGCGCAGGAAGTTGAACAGGCGTTGGTAATAGGCGGGGTACATGGCTAGACTCTCTTGGGTGGAGTGCCGAGGATGAGGCGGGGAACGAGAGCCTTCACACCTTCCGCGAGATTCACCCGTGCATAGGGTGCAGTCTTTCTCCCCGAACGGTGTACCGACTTCCCCCGCAGCAGTGGGAGGTCCGAGGGGTCGATCTGGAAACCAGTGGGGTAGGAGGGCATGGGCTACCAGGAGAGTTCGTGGTATGTGACCTGGAGAGCCGCAAAACGCCAGGGGCGCTTGCCGGTAAGGCGGAAGCCGAAGGTCCTGGAGAGAGCGCCGAGGAACACCCGGTTGTAGTTCAGCGAGGACCCTTTGATGGTCGGACCCTGGACGTAGAAGTCATCGGTGTCGGGTTTCAGGTAGCAGCGCAGCTCACTGGTTCCGACCTGGCTGACCTCCACGAAGTCCAGGCGCTTGTTCGTGGCCGGGTCCTTGCCCGTGAGGTCGTTCAGCACCAGCTCGAACTCGGAGCCGTCATCATATTCCGGGTCGAGGACATACAGCATGTCCCCGGCGCGAAGGTAGGTCTGGCCTGCCTGCTCCACAACCGCGTCGACGGAAACCCCCAGCTCCCAGGTGGTCCAGCCCATGCGCTTCGACTTCGGGCTATAGCGGTAGGCGTAGACCCGCGACCCGAACGCACAGAGATACTGGCCACGCCGCTGCGACCACAGGGCTACGCCGACCTCGCCCTTTTCTTCCTTGGCCAAATCGTCGATGGGGCCACCGATGTCATCCTGCTCCTGAATCTGGCCAGTGACGGTCGCCATGTGCAGCGAACGGAAGCCGCCGCGGGTGAAGTAGAACAGGTCCCCCAGCACATTGACCACCGAACGGGGTTGGTCGGTGCCGGGGCCATTGATGACGCGCACCAGGGTGATGTTGCTCGGCTGCGGATCAGTTGCCCAGAGCTGCACCGCGTCCGAGAAGATGACCGCCATCTTGTCATCGTAGGTGCCAAGGCCCTGGATCCGGCGGTCGCCGCTCGCGTGCGTCAGCACAGGAATGTAGCCCGCGTCCTGCGGGGACACCCAGTCGCTCGGGCCGTTCACGGTCGAGCAGAACCGCACCACGCCGTTGACATCATCTGGGGCATAGATTTTGCCCGCAGCTTTGAGGATCGACGCGCCGGGTGAGAACGGCAGGCGGATCTGGGTGGTCAGCGAGGTGTTCGGGTCGGTAGCTTCCCGCGTGACCCAGTGGTGTTCGTAGACCTTGCCATACTCAGGGTGCGCGGCGTCGATCCACCGCTCGATCACGAGGTAGGGGTAGATGCCGAAGCTGGCGTTCGCGCCATAGGCCTCAACGCCAGTCACCCGGATCAGCGTTTCAAGTGGATAGGGCGTCGAGATCCCGTCGAGCTGAAAATCCGCTGCCACGACCGCTGTGCCTTCCCAGGCGGTCTGCAGACGGAGGACGGTCGGAGAGATTCGGGCGACCACCTTGCTGGTGTAGCCGGTGCGAACGATGGACAGATTGCGACCGTCGACGTTCTCGGGCCAGGTGCCGTTCGAGAGCGTCACCAGATCGCTGGACCCCTGCATCGACACGGTACGGGACTGGAACACCGGGGTGGTGGAAACCACGAACGGGTACTGGCCAGGGGGCGGTGCGAAAGTTGTGTTGAGCAGCACGAACTGGTCACTGACGCGGGACAGGACGGTAAATACCTCGGTGCCGCCGATGAGGATGGTCTTGCCCTGGACATCCTCCGGCCAGACCCCGCCGACGAGCTGGGCTTCGTTGCTGTTGGTCATCGCCACCATGACCGAGGCGTAGTAGCCGTCCCCGAAGCCAATGTGGTCGTAGCGCACCCGAACCGGGCCGACCCCGTTCAGTGGCACGCCCTGACCCGCCGGCGCGATGGCGCGCAGCGTGCCGCCCAGCGAGTAGAGTCCCTTCGAGCGCGGGTCGAGGGGCATGACGGGGCGCAGACCATCGCGGGCTTCGTACTCGCCGCCCAGGGTGAGGTCCAGGTTGATGGCGCGGCGCGCGGTGCGTGCGTCCGCTGCCTCGCGCATGCGGCGAACGTCGAGGCCCTGCATGTTGTTAACGCGCGCAATGGTCATGGGTAGGGCCAGGGGGACAGGGCTTGGACAAACAACTCGACGGACCCGGTGCAGCCGACCGGCGGGGTGATGAGGCCAGCGCCGAGGCGACACTGGCTTGGCGCGGCGATGGCGAACACAAGGCCCTGCTGTGCGGCGGCGAGGGCCTGGGCAGCATCTTCGGTCAACGCCGCGTCGATGAGGGGCGAAAGCTGGGTCCAGCTCAGGTCCGCGATGGCGCTGTAGGGCTGGGCCAGGATATGCCGGATGCCAATGCGCGAGGCGTTGTCGAGGTTGAACACGAAATACTGGCCCGTGTTCGGGTCGAAGAACGAACCCGACTTCCACCAAAAGCGATAGACGCCAGGCGTATGGCCGCTGGTGTCGCTGCCGTAGCTGGACTCGGTGGCCGGGACATAGGCGCGGGCCGCAGACGCCAGCACCGGGAAGTGAGGCGTCGGCAGCACCTTGCGGACGAAGCCAGCGACCTCGGTGGTGCCAGATGGGTAGCTCGTGTCCTGGATGGTGATGACCTGACCCACCGGCACCGCAGCAGCCAGCTCGACCGTCACCGTCCGGTCCTGATCCTGCCAGTAGCGAGTGACCGACACGAGGGGGTCAGCAGGATTCTGGAAGAACCCGCTCAGCGAGGTGGTGAACGTCGGCACCGGCCCCACGCTCACCCGCGCCCGAACGTCCTGGATCACATAGGGCATCTTGGTGCGGACGATGTTCGAGCCGTCGCTGGGGTACTGCTCGTTGCGTCCCCCCTGGTGCGTCACCAGACCTTCGAGGCAGTCGTAGTAGCCGATGGTGATGGGGTTGGTGAGCGGTGGGTTCTGCGTGCCGACCCGGTAAACAATCCGACTGAACACCTCGGTGTCCTCGGCGTCGTAGGCCGCTGCTTCGGTGACACCGCCGCTAGTGCTCCCGACCAGCTCGACCGTTATCGCCGGATCTGTGGGGGCCGCGATCGAACCAACGGGGCGCGGCAGGCAGCCGACTTTCAGCATGGGGGAGCTAGTCAGGCCACCGGACAGGAACACCCGGAACGGTAGGACGCCGCGCTTCTGGTCCCAGGTGATCTGGCCAACCTCGCCGTGCAGCGCCCAGCGGAACGGCTCATCGGTGATGCTCTGGTAAGCGGTGCCGCCGTCCGTGATCGGCAGGTTGGCGGGAACGAAATCGAGCCAGGAGTCGCTGCGGCGCAGCAGGTCGCCGGTCGCCGTGACCCACCGCACCGGGTTCCGCTCCCAGTAGAGGCCGGCATCGTAGGTGTCATCAGCGGCGAGAACCGGGGCTTCGGGATCGCTGATGTCCCAGGTGAGCCAGCGGTTGCGGGCTTCGCAGATCACATGCAGCGCCGAACCGATGACCCGCGCCTGGATCGCGCCCTGCACATTCGGGAACTCCAGCACCGCCAGCGTGGTGAGGCTGTTGTCCGGGTTCACCAGGATCACCGCCCCGTCGCCACGCGCCGAGGCCAGGAACAGGCAGCCGGTGGTCGGATCGAAGGCCCCTGCCTCGTAGGACGGCACGCCCTGGATCTCGCCCATCTCGACCAGCCCATCGAGCCGGCTGTTGAACACCCGGATACCGTTGTCGGACGGCGCGAACACCATGAGGTCTGACCGGACATCCAGGATCCGGTCATCGAGCGCGACGGACTCGTGGCGGCGGGCCGAGGTGCTGCGGAGCCTGCCGTTGCCGGTGGCGCTCTTGCCCAGCGCAACCCAGGACACCCGAACACCCAGATTGACGCGGCCCACCTCGGCGGGCTGTAGCTCGGTGTTCGTCAGCCGGAGCAGGTCGCCGTTGGTGCAGCCGACCCAGAGGCTGTTTGAGTCCCGGTCGCCGTCGAGCGCGCAGGGAGCCGAATCCAGCTCCAGGCTCTTGCTGTAGCGAAAGCCGTTCAGGCGTTCCAGAGCGGTGACGTGTTTGGTGAGCGGCGACACGATGACCACCGCGCTGATGCCCCACGCGAGGGAGCGGGTTGCCCCACAGATTCGGGCGTCAGCTTCGCGGCGAGCCTCTTTCACCACGGGTGCCACCCCTGCCAGCCCATCTGCTCGGTGCCGGTGCGGCAGAACCGATTGCGGCGCTGGGTGCTGGCGTAGGCCGACTGATGGCCTCCCATCTGGAAGCCCTCGCCATCGCTGCCCCGTGAGCGGCGCTTCTGGATGAACGCCCCAAGCCGTTCCTCCAGCTTCGAGGTGTCCTGACCACCGAAATGCTCTTTCACCAGGATCTCGCCCAGCATCTTGAGAGCTTCGCCGTGGACCGTCACCCGGTCGCTGTCCTGTACAAGCTGGCGCGGGACCTGCTGATATTCCAGGCGCAGCAGGTCATAGATGAGGATGTCGGCCTGCGGCAGCACCCGCATGATCTGGTTCACAAAGTAGTAGCGCAACGGCAGGCTGGCGGTGGTGTTCACCAGCGCGTTCGGTTCCTCGGGACGAACCCCCGGCTCCAGGGGATAGAGCGATCCATCCTCGATGCGGCGCACGCTGACGAACTGGATCTGACCCGGCTCGGTGTCATCCGGGATGTCATAGTCGGTGGTGTTCGCTTCCAGCGTAAGGTCGCGCTCGACATAGGCGGCGAGCCACGGCGCGTACTCGTAGAGCAGGGTCTGGGCGCTGTTGATGCGCTCGTCGATGATGTCCTGGATTGCCCGAGGGATGTTGCCCTCGGTGGCGAGGCCGCACCGCTTGAGGACCGAAATCCGTATTTCTGCGAGCGTAGGCTGGAGAGCGAGCGCCATGGGTCCCCGTCAGGTGGTGGGAACCGGCTCCAGAATCGTGGCCTTGAACTGCGTCGGCGCACTCGGCGCTCTCGGAGGTGCGTCCGCTGCGGCTTGCAGCTTCGCGGCCTCGATGGTGGACC